GCCATTATGTGTAATGCCGTGATCGTGAGAGTCGCCCCCACCAGTGTTGTTGATGGTGTGGGTGTGGTCTCCATTGCTGTTAATGTTAAGGCTGTGGGAGTGAGAACCTGCACTGCTTGTAGAAAAATCATCAAAAGCGTAAGCACTAGCAATAACATCACTACCGCCTTCCCCTGTGGTTCTATTTTGACCATATCTGTGAGTGTGCTCACCATCTGTGCTAGTTGACCCACTGTGGCTATGGTTGCCTTCTGTGCTCATGCCGTGGTTGTGACTAGGCATCTGTGCTTCTGTAAGAGTTACAGAATCAGCACCACCAGTATCATTCCTATCGTACTGATCGCCTGCGCCTACAACAAAACGGTTTCTTAAGTCTGGAGTCCCGTTAGACCCGTCACAAAGCCCCCATCCCGTAGGAATAGATGTGATAAGGCCAGACCACATGATAATGCCGCCTGAAGGAATAAGAGCAGACGCGGGACTGCCTGTGTCTGCAATAGCCCCGGTAGCAGTAAACTTAGCAACATTGTTAGTCTGTGCCGCAGGTACTTTATCAATTTTAGTGGTCGATGCAGATGAAATGTTATTGAACTCTGTATCAATCTCTGCACCAGACACAATCTTGTTAGGATCGCCTGACTGAAGCGTATCCTTAACAGCAAAGTTAACACTCTTTGAATAATTACTCATTTACCGTCTACCTCTGCGAGCAATCTTGCCACCTTTAAGATAAAGGTCAGCTTTTTGTATGTTTAGTTCAGCGCCTGTTATCTCTGTTTCAATGCCAAATTGTACAGATTTTCCGCTACCGGACATTCTGTAAAGAACCTGACTGACAGGGTTGATCCTAGAATACTCTGCTGTGCTGTATTCACCTACATTGTACTCAGATGGGTCAACAAGAATTTCAACAGCGTTGTTTTCTGAGTCGTAACTTGTAGGAAGAAAGTCAAATCCCCAATCAAGCGTGATTCTTGACCCATAACCGCCTTTAATTGTAATTACAGCTTGCTTAAAAATCTTGTTTGATGTTCCCACTTCTCCTTCACCAGAAATCCAACCCGTTTTAAACTGCATATTATATGGCTCGCCATTGTCGCTGTAGTTAATATAGCGAGCAAGGTATCCAGGCTTTCCAATATAAACATTGTCTTGCCTGTCAACAGCTAGGGCAGTTGGGTTAATATCATACCAAGTAAAGATCCTAGCTTTTTTGTCAGGAGTTTGATAACGGATATTGAGATAAAAAGTGATCTTAGAAGTTGGGAAAGTAATTAGGTAGAAACCGTCGTCTGCTTTGTAGCAAGACTTGATGTTCTGTGATGGCTCAGAAAGAGAAAATTGTGAAAGAAAATCTGACACGTTATCTGCAAGATTAGCAAGCGGCAAGGATCTTACGTCTCCACCTGCTTGAATGTTACGAGCAAGAGAGATAATCCCCTCTTCGCCAAGGAAGAGGATGTCATTGCCAATGTTTTGGATAGAATCTCTTGCAATGCACCCTGTATTGTTAATAATATCCACAATCCGAAGTGAGTTGTTAGGATCTTCACCGCCTGCATAGAGAACAACTTGCTTGCGCCCAAAGATGACAAGGTAATTGTTGAACTCTTGAATCCCTACAATCTCATCTGTCCCGTTAGACCAGACTGTGTACATATTAATGACACCAGAAGAGCCACCATTAATAGTGTCTTCTTGCAGCAAATCAGAATACTTGATTGTCTGTGCGTCACCTTCTACATACCATACACGGCCCCAAGCAGAAAGTGCTTCAATCGGATCTGTAGGCGAAGTATCAAATGCAATTTCTGCAAAATCTCCACCATCGCTCTTAACAATAGGGTTATGGCCTGCCTGAACACCTACCACCTTTCCATTAAAGTTAACAAACTTCCAATTATCAGCCGTAGGTGACACGGTTCCTGTTACTGCACTTACCGAACTTGTACCTTCGTAAATTTCGTTGCCAGCAGACCAAATGATACGACTGCTGTTGCCGTTATCAATGTACTCATGAATTGTTCTTGGGTCTGGTTCGCCAGATAACTGACTAACACCCGCAAAAGGAGACCAGCCTTTCCTTGCGGATACTGTTCCTTGATCTGAAAGAGCGCAATTTCTAGACGTAAGGCACCACTGAGGGCCAATCTCTAGCCCTGCTAGTTTAGTGTTGAGTCCGTAAGACCCCGGAGCAACAACTGAAAAAGGCGTTAGCAATTTAGGCATTACACAACAAACCAGTTCATTTCGTCGGAAGAGTTGTTATTGTCCCAGGAAATAGCATCTGCTAGTGCGTTCTTAGCATCACGAAACGCTAGATCTGATAAGTACCCCTCGTCTTCACCACGCTCATAAATTGCCCTTGACCATGCACCAAAAACAACAGGCTGAACAGGACAAGCGATAACTGTTGAATCATCTGTTCCATCAACAGCAAAATCATCTTGAGGGATAACCATATCAAAATTAATTGAATAGGCTTTGTCTGGAATAGGGTAAAAATCTACAATAATGTCGCCATCACTGGTTACACCATTGAACTCAAACCATTCTGGTTGGTTTTCTGTTACATCGTTATGGTTTAACTGTAGAGACATCCACCTTGTGCTAGGTGACTGCCTAAGAAAAACATCCTCAGTGTCGTTAAAGACAGAAGGACGATTAAGATGATCTGTAAGGAGACGGAATCGCCGTCCACTTCCATTGAGTTCGTACCTAAACGCACCGGGCACTGTAGTTACCTGAACCGTGCTCTTTAGGTGTGTCCAGTTCCAAGCGTCTTCCACCTCCCGTTTTGCGTCGTTAACAAACGTGCCAATAAGGCGAGCATAAGCGTTGTCATTTACCGAAGTAACTTCACGCTCTCTCAAGCGCCTTAGAACGGAGTTTACTGCAGAGAGGTAGGTAGACATTGTCATCCCTCAGTTCGGTCTGTGTGCGTCTTCTTTGGGCGTCCTGCTGGCTTTTTAGGCTCAGTCTTAGAATATCGGCTTGAATGTACAAGGACTCCAAAATAATGGCCGTCCTCTACTTCAAACGTCTTGCCTGTCTGACTGTCTTTTACTGTTACCATTTTAACTCCTAAAAAGCCGAGGGAGACTTGCTCCCCCGGCTATCTACACCACCTACAATTAGGAAGGTACGGCGGCGACTACGGCTGCGTTGTCACGAAGCTCGTTTACACCGTAGAGCATGTCTACAGTGAGCAGGTCGCCAAGGTACTCCTGCTTGTACTGGGTCTGAGTGCGTGGTGATACCTGAGTGATAAGCACCATTGCACTTTCGTGGAACATTGAAGCTGCACGATAGTTAGTGGAACTGTCATCAGCAGTGATGGTGGGGACGTTGCTTGAGACGTAGACTTCTACGCCGTAAACATTCCCTACACGACCGTTGCGGATGCTGTTAGCACCACCTACTTCACCAACAAATGCCTGCTCAGTGAACCGATCAATACCCAGAAGGTTGGCCTTCTCAACTGGAGGAATGACCAGATAACGCTGGGACATGGGTACGTCCTCGTCGTCAAGAGTCTGGATCATCTTCCGAATACCAGCGTCAGTAAGGGCTGAACCGTTGCCGGTGTTGCTGTTAGCTGATGGATCCCAGCCGGTAACACCATCTGAACCTACAATAGCACCGCTGTAATTGGTGCCACCCTGAAAGCCGCCGAAGAGGTTGCCAAGGTCAGTATCAGCACGCTTTGCAAGAGCAAAACCAGCATCATCAGTGTAGAACTGACGAAGGCTGTTAAGTGCCTGAGTCTCGACAATATCTTCAATTAGACGAGAATACTCAAAGTGCTTATCAATGCTGACAAGGACTTCGCCCTCGGTGTTTGAGATCAGATTGACCTGATTCTCAGCGGTCTTCTGGCTTGCATCCCCACGAATAGGAGCAGGAATGTGAATGGTATCACCCTTCTTGCCAGCGTGGTTCATGTTCTTTACCAGATTGGCTAGAACAAGGTTGGACTTAAAACTAGCGATAACTTCGTCTGACCAGACCTCGGGTACGAAAGTTGCTGCGCTTGTCTTAGTAGTATGATTACTTCCTAGTGCCATGATTAAAAACTCCTACAGTTTTTCATTTTACTCGCCCCTCCTGATATGCCTGCATGATCTCGTCTTGCATGTTCATATATCGTTCGGGGTCTTGCATTTTCATTTTGATAAGGTCAGCCCTTCGATAGACTTTCTTAGTCCCCTTGTTCCGGTTGCCTGTGCCTTCCAAGGTTGCCTTTTTACGGGCCTCGGATTGGCTGGCCTTCTGATCTTCACCAGAATTCTCCTGCTTCTGAGACGGACGAATAGCCTTGTACAGATCCATGAGTTCGTTAGCTGCTTCATAGTCGTACTGGTCGGCCTTTCGTGCCAGTTCAGTTCGATACTTGGAAGCGGTTACAAACTCTGCGAATCCGTTCTCCTGAGCCACATCCTGATAATCGGGGTGCTTTTCCACAAATGCACTGTGAGCAGCCTCACGATCCTTGCTACTAAGCTGTTCCTTTAGCTGGTTAACTTCTTTAGCAAGTTCGGACTGGTTCAGGTATTTATCGGTCGCCTCTTTCGGAGACGAGAACCAATCATCGTCTGAAAGAACTTTTTCCTCTTGCTGAGAAACACGCTCGCTAGCGTTCTTCTTCTGCTGGATTTCTAGCTGAAGAATCTCATCTGTAAGCTTCCTTAACTCTCCTACCTCGTTGCCCTTTCGACCGTACTCTTTTTCAAGGTTACGGTACATATCAACAATTTCTTCGTAGGACTTGCCCTGAAACTTCTCAGGGATTTCAGATGATTCCTGTTCCTGTCCAGGCTCATCAGGATCAATATCTTCAACCTCTTCAGTGTTATCCACCGTTGGGTCTACGATCTCTTCACCCTCATCTGCCTGTCGTTCTTCTAGCTGATCCACAATTTTCGTCGCCATTTTTATCTCTCCTGCCTTAACAAATGAAAAGGGTTGTAGGAGTGAATTTAATCAAGACGGAGGGGATTATTCCCGCGCCTTGCGTTCATGGGATTTTGCCCAACGCTCGTAAGCGGTAGGGAATCCCGGGTCTGTGCCATCGCAACTAAAGTTGCAACCACTTAGCACTGGTTGGGCCAGTTGACCGCATTTCTTGCACTTGAAAATATCGGTGACGCTTTCGGCCACATCTTCCCAAGTGTAGAAACACGACTGGCACTTAATATCAAAAATCTTCATGGTAGTAGCCCTGCTCTTCAGATTCAATAAATTGATACTGTGTTTCTAGGATGTTCCTAAAAGAAACGATCATTCTAAGAATCTCTGCTTGCCCTTTGCTTTTGTGCAGTTCTTCAAGAGTATCAAGGTCTAGGGCTGTCTCAATTTTGTTTTTAAGAATGTCCTCGCAATATGTGCTGAAGGTTTCCCATTCTGGTCTACTTGTCAAGGTGAAAAGATCTTGATAGAACTCTTCAGTTTCCTTGTTCTGAATTGCCATTGCCATCCCCGTTTTGCTTGTTAGCGCGAGCGGCTAAGAGATCAAGAATTTCTTTTTGGAGTTCGGTGTCAAGTTTATCTTGCCCCAACTCAATATCAGAAAGAGTCTTGCGAACATCAGCGTAATGCCCTGCTGTGCGAGCCTTGCGCTCTTCAATCTCGACCTGCTCTTTCTCCATCTGCATTTGCATCTGAGCCTGTTGCAACTGCTGTTGCTGTGGATCAGGCTGCATCATCTGCTCAACAACAGTGACAAGTTCTTCCTTGTTGGTAAGGCTTGAATTGTCGTAAATTGCTTTAAGCATTACTTGGAAAGCAGGCGACTCTGGTGGCACAGTCTGTAGAAGCTGAATTAACTGTTGCTGCTCCAACTCCCTTGCAGTGATACCAAGCGTTGAATGAGTGATGAAATTAAGATCCCTGACAGGGAAGTTCTCTTCATCAAACTGCATAAACCGCCAAGCAGCTTTCTTAAGAAACGGCTTGACAATGTTTCGCTCGATATTGGTGAGTGTCCGCTTTGATCGCTTAATAGCTGATGACAAAGCCATTGACATTCCAGACGCAGTGCTGTTTGTTGGTGAGACGTTCTGTGGAGAAGACGGGTCGCTTGTGCCCGTAGCCACGTTAACCTGCCTTTCAAGATCCCCTGTGCTTTGAAAAATTGCCGGGTCAACCTGCCCAAAGTTGAACGGACTGAGGATCTCTCGGGGGTTGCCATTGGTTGGAATGGACTTGCCAGGTGTGACGCTGAAATTACCGCTTCTTGGCATACGGGTAACGTCTACGCCCATCATTGGGTGGACAGTCAGTGCTAGACCGTCCATCCGTGCCCTTAGTTCTGCGTCTAAAGCCTTCTGTGAGTTGTACCCTTTTTCGCAGACACCGCGACCCCAAAAGCTGTTTGGCACAGTGTCGTGCTGGTAAGCAATTAGAGGTCTGTCTTCATTCCAAAATGGGTTACGGATAGCACGAAGAATGTACCCATCATTTGCAATGGTTACAATAGCTTCTACTAGGTTTTCTCCGTAAAGATCATAGATGATGTTTTCTTCATCACCTTCGCCTTCATCCGATACACCTAGATCAACCAGTTCTTCGTCTTCTTCCAGTTCTGTGTCTAGTAGGCTTTCTGGTACAAGACCGTAATACTCGGTTATTTTTACCGAATCAGTCTCATCGTAGTCTTCTCCAGAAGTTCTGTCTTTGCTTTTAACCTGCCCGATTTCTACAGGGTTGTACACACCCTCAGCCTGCTTCTCGATAATCTGTGGAAGCGGTTTGTAAGAAACGTGAGCGCAGTATTCTGCTTCTTCAATGTTTCTGGCAGCAGGGTCAATCACAAAATCAAACGGTGAGACTGGCTCGACACGAACGAGAAACTTTTCCTTGTCTACTACTTCGTAGCTAATAGCCTGCTGTAGTAGCTGGTTGGCCTGCTCTTCTCCAACCTGTCCCTGCTGTGCAGCGGCTTGAACTTGCCGTACAATCTGCTGATCTACTCGTCTTTCAACTTCTTTGTTGTTAGTAGTCTCGGTTATGATTTTGCCGATGCCGGTGCCGTAAATAGCAGCGTTAAGGAACAGTTCTGAAATGGCTGAAGGAATATCAGCCGTGTCAAAACGCTCCATTAGGAACGAGCGTAGCTGCTGTAAATCCTTGTCCTGCCCCGCTAGGCGGTCTTCATAATCGTCTACAAGATCAAACCATTGTTTTCGTCCAAAAATGGCCTCTTCCTGCTCAGCTACCGTAGACTCGACAGCGGATTGCAAGGCGGGAGAAATTAGCTTTGACCGCTCTGACTGCCTTTGCTTGTCTTCAGCGGCCCAAATACCGCGCCAAAGGCGGTAATATTCTTCCCACTTTTCCTGATAGTTCTGGTCGCGATAACGCTCACCATCAGAAATTCTATCAAGGCAATGGCTTAAAAGACGGCTATTACCCGCACTTTCCTCGCTTGGCCCATTTTCTTGGTCTACAATGAGGTTGTTTGCCATATTAATAGCCTGCTACACTGTCGAGAGGGACGAACTCTTCGTCAAAATCCTCTGGATCGTAATAAGAAGTTGTTGCTACTTGATCAATGTAAGCCAAAGCATCAAGCATATCGTCGTGTGAAAGTGGATTAGGAAAGTCTAGCGCCTGATTGATAAACTTTTTAGTCCACCTTGGGTCTTCGCAGTCGTTTGTATCTTCTGGCAGAAATAATCTGCCATGCTCCATTCTGCCTTGAAGTGCCCAGGCAATTCGTTCAGTTTTCTTTTTGCCGCCGTGAGTGACATCAACAATGTGTGGAAAAACCCCTAGACGCCTCATTTGGTCGCTAAGGTAAGGCATGACAGCGTTTTTAAGCGCACCCTTTTCAATGCCTACCGTTAGTGCTTGATAATCCTTTGCGGCTTTCAGGATTTGTACGGATGCTTCCCTAACATTCCACCTGCCAGTGCGAATTTCAGCAACGTACCATCCGAAAGACCCGACTTTGACGATGGCGATTGCCATTTCGTCCAACCTGTCTTCTCTTGCGCCCTTTTTGCCGACATCTTCGTACCCCGCCGGGTCAACAGCAATGTAATAAGCCCCCTCAGCAGGTTCTTCGGGGAGGTATTTAAGACTTTCTTCCTTAAATATCTTGCCACCAGCAGCCTTAAAGGACGCGAAATACTCTTGTCGTACTACTTCTGCCGGTGTTCCTTGGTCAATCGACCGTTGAATCTCGTCTGCAATAGGAATAGTTGGGTTTTCAGCCGAGGAAAACGTAAAACAACCCCACTCTGGAGTTGTACCATCTTTTTCACAAGCGTTTTTGTGCTTTCTAACCTCTTCGTAGAGGTCGTAGAAGTGGTTTTTACCTTCGGGCGTTCCAATAAACAGCGCCCCGCCTCGACAATCTGCCAGTGTAGGCCGGATAATGTACTCCCAGACCTCTGGCTTCATAAAAGCATACTCATCCATGACAACGTAAGACAGGCCAACGCCTCGAAGTGTGTCTGGACGGTCTGCGCCTTTAAGGTGGATTTCTCGACCATTAACTAAACGGATAATGCCTTGGTTTTCTAGGGTGGAGTCGATGACCTGTCGGCCCATTTCTTTCAACTCGCCCCACATGATCCGTTTTGCTTGCTCAAAAGTAGGGGCAATGTAGTACACTGCCCTTCCTTTTAGAGAATAACCTTCTTCGTTCTTTTCTTTCAGCCCTTCAATGAGTAGCATTACTCGCGCAAGGTAAGACTTGCCAAAACGTCTGCCAGCCGCTACTACCTTAAACCGGCTGGGGTCGTTGAAGACCTCAAACTGGCGGGGGTGTAAATTAAAGTCGAGAGTAGAATCCACTAGGGTATCTTACTGCTTCTCAGGCTTTGAACCTGGGCTTGCCATCTTTGCAGCAGCAGGACGGTCAGGCGACTTGCCACCAGCCATAGCAATAGCTTCGTTGCTCTGGCCGCTCTTTGCGCCGCCTTTCATACTACCCATTGATTTGTTTTTCATCTTGTACATGGTTATTCTCCTATCGGTCTAAAATTCTCTGGGCGTATCTCTTGTCCCAGAAGTAAAAAAAGAACTTGGCAAACACTCTGCTAGTTGAGTTAGTTTTATTGTTAAACTCAAAAATGTAACTTGTGTTTGGTGCAAGTATTCTGTCTAACCCCGCTAGATCTTGTGTATTTGTAGCCTTTTTATCAGAAGTGAATATTTCGTCTAATTCAATCTGTGTTGATCCACTTAAATCCACGTCTGTCGGATCTGAATAGACAGTAATCGGTATATTGTTATTAGCGAGATTGCGGTTAATGTTGACTAACGGCACTTCTGTTGTCCCGTCAGTAAGAGACGGGTTTTCATAAAGCCCATAAGACAATTCTTCGGAGTCCGTTGCTACGTCTCTGCCAAAGATATGGGTCAATGTTCCGTTAGTCTTTAGTTGGAAATAAATAGAACTGTTTGATGCAATGTCAAAATCAGCCCAACCGAAACAAGCCTTACCTTCTGCAATTTTTTGCAAGATAATGTTCTGATAGTCAGCAGGGTACATTACTTTATAGTCTGACCTTGTTAGGTAGTCGGCCATTTATTTTTTCCTGTTGACTTTAACGCACTTATCTTTTTTAGTGCCGTCTTTTTTGGTTGTTGTTCCAGCGTACCGATATCCTTTCCAGCAAGCCTTGCCGTCACTACCCTTCTTTTTCTTCGTCATCCTCGTCACCTTCTTCTGGGCTTTGGATCTGGTTTATAGTAACGGCTTCTGAAACATCTTTTGGTGAATCCTGGCTAGGTGAGTTCTGGTTTACTACAATCTGTATACCACCAGTACCCTTTGCCTCATCACCTTCACCCTGTGCCTTTAACTCTGGCAACAACCTTTGCAAGAACAGCTTAATCATTGTTTTGTCGCCATCTTTAGCCATTTCCGCTGCCTTGCGGTAAATTTCCATTGCGTCGCTTTCAAGTTCGTTTACTAGCGAAGTCTGGACTGCGGCTTCAATCAGGGACTTTTTGTTTTTGCTGCCCTTGGGGCGACCAGCGCCTTTTTTCTTTTCACCCGGCTGGACTTGGGTTTCTCGGGAGCCTTCCGCTTTGCCCCTATCGTCCCATCCTGCCATAACTAATTACCTACTAGGTCAAGGTGGATCCCCTTTTTAACCCTAAAGGTTTAAACGAGGAAAAATTAAAAACTTTTTAAAGATGCCAATCTGCGCAGGTCGTTGGCAAGTAGACCTGCCTAGATCGAGATAACAACTAACAAACTAACTAAATTTAATCCCATAACATAGATCGAGATAGAGATAATATATGTTAGATAGTATGTTAGTAATGTTAGATAGATAGATAGATTGTTAGATATATATATTAGATACTGTTAGATAGTATCTGTTAGTATGTTAGATGGAGATAGAGCTAAAAAGTTCCCTAGAGAATTAATGGCCTCCTAGGTCTTTTAGTTATCTCTCTATCTATTAGATACCTAATTATAGTAAATAGTTCCATCTAACCCCTACCTAGTCACATCTGCGAGGGTCGTCCTCATGCGACCCGAGCTATTAATAGTTCCCCAATAATTTATATATTCAATAATTATTCCTCCTGCTATATATAGAACCTATAATACCTTTCTCCTAGTGTGATTGTGTGTGTGTATACTCATCATGGGACCCATTCCCAATCAGGGGGGTGCCCCCATCTGTGTCAGAGTACCTTAATGTTACATTATAACATAACAATAAAGTTGGCATGATTCTTGCACAGTTGTAGTAGCCTGTGGATAACTTGTGGATAACCTGTGGATAACTTTAGTGCCTGGCAATCACAGGACTTGTGCCTGACAGTCACAAATAGTTGGCATGATTATTGCATAGGATAAACTTATACTCAAAGTGAGCATAAGGGGGAGGAAAGTTGATAGAAGGAAAAGGTATATGGTACGCACATTATAGACAAGAATAGAATATATGCAGACCTGTTGACACTTAATAGCAGAGAGCGTATATCGCGCCCGCCCGTTCATTCTATGCAGCGCAGCATATCGGCTTATAGGCCTGATCTATCAATGGAAGGTCAACGATAGTTTACGCGATAGCAGAAAATACTTGACCGACCGGACAGGCGGAGGCATAATGTACTCAACGTAAACGAAAGGGGACAAACCATGACAATGACGGTAGGTGACACAATTTTCCTGTCCATGATCCCCAAAGGCGGATCAGGTATACGT